TCCTGGCGCAGGAAGCATCTGGGCTACTCCTGGATCAGTGCTGAGGATCTGCAGGCCGAGGTGATCTTCCTGCTGCGTGAGGCGGTCACCAAGTACGACCCGGTGAAGGCGAACGGGGCAACTCTGTCCACGTTCTGCCACCAGTCTCTGCACTCTGACCTCACCGCGTGGGCGGGCCAGCAGGGGCCAGTGGAGCTGCCGCGGGATTCGGCTCGAGACGAGGGGCCGGACTTCTACCGACAGAGCCTCAGCGACAGGAAGGACAGCAATGGGGATGCACCAGCAGCCCAATTCGTCCGCCAGGTGACCGGTGAGCGAGATGAGCTTTCACGTCAGCTGACCTACGACCCGTGGGACACGATCAACTCGTACCTCGATGGTGAGATCGATCGCGAGGATCTGTAGCGAAGCTGCCGCTACGTTAGCTCTCGCCTACGACTACTACACCAGGGCATTACGCCCGCACAATTGGAGGAACGAGAAGATGGCAGACACGAAGAAGCGCGGCGCGCACGTCGACCTCACCACGCCGGTGATGGTGGGTACGTTCGTCGCCCTCAGTGAGCCGATCGACTACAAGAACGACGGCAAGATGGCCTACCAGATCGTGGGCCGCTGCGAGAACGAAGGCGACGAGCGCGCTCTGCAGACCGAGATGGAGGGCGCAGTCCTCGATCGCTTCGGCCTGAAGCTCGAGGATCTCTCTCACCCGCTGTGGAAGAAGCGCAAGCCGAAGGAAGGCGACGAGTTCGTCGGGTTCAAGTTCAAGATCAAGGCGAACGGCGAGGCCAAGGACCGCAAGACGGGCGAGCTTCGGACGTGGTCCAACAAGCCGATCATCCTCGGCCCGGACAACAAGCCGCTCGAGCTGCCCTCGGGGCTCGTGATCGGTTCCGGCACGCGCCTTCGTGTGGCGTACCGGCCGTTCCAGTGGAGTGACAACGGCGTGAGCCTGCAGCCGGTGGCGATCCAGGTGATCAACCTGGTGACCTTCCAGTCGAAGGGCCCCAAGCGCGACGCGGAGTACTACGGCGCTGCCTTCGGCGATGCGCCCGAGTCCTCGGCACCGCGGTCGACCGACGCGGATGGCTCCCGCACGGCGGACTTCTGATGCTGAGCTTCCAGGATCTCGAGGAGACGCAGGTGGAGGCCGACTTCCTCACGTACGAGGCCTTCTCGTCAGGTGACACGTTCCGCGCGCATCTGAGTGAGGACTACGTCGGGGCGCCGGGCCTGTTCATGTTCGTGGATGACGGCTTTCGGGCCGTGATCCGTCTCGACGAGGGGCCGTGCCTCTGGGTCGAGGGTGGCAAGGGCGGCTTCGACTCGGACGCCTACGACTCCGTCGAAGGCATGCAGTTCTTCAACGTCGAGATGGTCGACGTCCGCTGCACCGTGGAGGACTGAGCGAGATGGCACGCAGGGGGAGACGCGCTGCTGTTCGGACGAACGGCTACGACTCGAAGTACGAGGCGAGTGTAGCTGCCGACCTCGAGCAGCGTGGCGTCTCCCCCGACGAGCAGCGGCCAGTGGAGTACGTGTCCAAGCGAATCTACTTCGCCGACTTCGTGCTTCCGAATGGGATCATCGTCGAGGCGAAGGGCTACTTCCCTCGCGAGGATCGACGGAAGATGCTCGACGTTCGCGAGTCGAACCCGGAGCTGGACATCCGCATGCTGCTACAGAACGCGGAGTCGAAGCTCTCCAAGCGCTCGCGCACGACGTACGCGAAGTGGTGCGAGCAGAACGGTTTCAAGTGGGCGGAAGGCACGGTGCCCGACGCCTGGTTGGCTGAATCACCACGTACTGTAGCCACACTGTAGGAGACGACGATGGCCGGAAAGCCTGGACGACCCAGAAAGCCCTTCGACGAGCTGTCCGACTCGTCCAAGAGACGACGACAGACGCCCGGTGCGGAAGAGAGGAATCGCATTGGAGTCGATGCACGTATCTCTGCCAAGAAGCAGCTGGTACGCTTCGTGAAGCACACTCTTGGTTGCGAAGTGTGCGCCGTGGAAGGTCGATACACCACCAACTCTCTTCACTTCCACCATGTAGATCCCGCGGACAAGTTGTTCGAGATCTCCAAGGGAATCTCTACTGCGGGCTGGGAAGCATTGATCGACGAGATGGCGAAGTGCGTCGTCTTGTGTCGCGAGCATCACACGGACATCCATGCTCGCCTGCGAGCTAACGCGCGCGACAATTTCAAGCGAGCGGCCTGAGCGTGGCAGACTTCTCCCACCACGAGCCTTGCCCCGCCTGTGGTAGCAAGGACAACCTCGCGCGCTACTCCGACGGTACCGGCTACTGTTTCGGCTGCCACGCGTACTTCTTCGCCGACGGCCAGAAGGGCGAGGCTCCCGAGGGTTTCGCCAAGGCACGCCCGGTGACGCCCCTGCTGCCCGGCCTCCCCGAGGCGGTCACCAAACGCTCCCTCGACGCGGAGACGTGCCGCAAGTTTCGGTACCTCTCGAACCGTGATCAGGGCGTGCAGCTCGCCACCTACTGCGACAAGGCAGGTCGCCCGGTAGCCCAGAAGGTCCGCGCCGAGGGCAAGGATTTCCGCTGGGTGGGCGACCCGAAGGCGGCGCTGCTGTTCGGCCAGCAGCTGTGGACCGAGGGCGGCCGCCGTGTGGTGGTGACCGAGGGCGAGATCGACGCGCTCTCCGTGTCCCAGGCGTTCAACCTCAAGTGGCCGGTGGTGTCGATCCCCAACGGCGCCCCTGGCGCCAAGCGCGACCTGTCGAAGCACCTGGAGTGGCTCGAGTCGTTCGACGAGATCGTGCTCATGTTCGACATGGACGAGCAGGGCCGCGCCGCCGTTGCCGCGTGCGCCGAGTTGTTCACGCCTGGGAAGTGCCGCATCGCGCAGCTCCCTCTGAAGGACGCGAACGAGATGCTCATGGCCGGCATGGCCAAGGAGCTGGTGTCGGCGGTGTGGGACGCCAAGCCGTACCGCCCCGAGGGCCTGGTCGAAGGCATCGACCTGATCACTACGCTACTCGAGAAGCCGGTCCGCGGGCTCGACTACCCGTGGGCGTGCCTCACGGGTCAGCTGTACGGAATGCGCACCGGCGAGATCGTCATGTGGACCGGTGGCACTGGCACGGGCAAGACGCAGATCGTCCGCGAGATCGTCTACAAGTTGCACCGCGAGCTGGGCGAGAACGTGGGCGTGATCTCACTGGAGGAGACCGAGGGCGAGGCGATGCTCGGCCAGGTCTCGATCGAGCTGAACAAGCGGCTGCACCTGCCCGACGTCCGCGACTCTGTGCCGAACGAGCAGATCGAGCTGGCGGCCCGCGCGATCGGTAGTGGCCTCTGGTTCTACCGCTCCGAGGCCGGCTTCGACCAGAAGATCATCGAGGCCCGCATCCGGCAGATGGTGAAGGGCTGCGGCGTGCGATGGGTGGTGCTGGACCACATCTCCATGGTGGTGGGCCAGAACGCTACCGACGGCGACGTCCGCAAGCGCATCGACGAGCTGATGTACACGCTGCGCCGCACGGTCCAGCAGCTGGGCTGCGGGCTCCACGTGGTGTGCCACCTTCGCAAGTCGCAGGGCAAGCCCTTCGAGGAAGGGGAGCCGGTCACGCTCGACGATCTCCGCGACTCGGGGGCGCTCAAGCAAGTGCCGAACATCATCATCGCGGCCGAGCGCAACCAGCAGGCGGACGGGCCCGAGGCCTCGCGCATGCTGCTTCGGGTGTTGAAGAACCGCTTCGCCGGCCGCACTGGCGTGGCGGGCAAGGTGGCCTTCGCAGACAGCACGGGGCGGATCACCGAGGTGACACCTTTCGATGATTCACCGCCACCTGTAGCCACAGTGCAGGGGCAATCACATGGGGATTTCTGATGTACGACTCAATCCGTTCAAGCGGGTCTTCGACGAGCAGATGCTGCTGCAGGCACGAGACGCAATGTATCTCTGGCACGAAGAGTTCGTGCGGCAGATGCTCGTTCAGCCTGCGTTCCTCGCGCCACCCCAGATCGTGTGCATCCCAGCGGAGCCACCAGCGATGAGGAAGCCGGAGCCGAAGGTGAAGGCGGCGGAGGTGAAGGGAAAGCCCAAGCCGATCGAGGTGCTGCAGCTGGGCAGCACGTGGACCGCGGGCGGGTGTGAGTGCTCGTTCCACGCGATCGGCGCCAAGGTCTACAACACTCTCGAGGGGCGGGACTTCTCCGCCATCGCCCAAGAGCGCGCTGCGAAGGCTGGCTTCGCCCCACAGGTGCTCGGCGTGTTCGACGTTCCCAGCTCACGCAACATTGGCGAGCAATGGGGCTATTTCACCGAGGTGATCACCCCGTCGAGCAGCGTGGACGCGAAGATCAAGCCGCTCACTCAGGCCGAGGTCAAGGGTCTGGCGCAGCAATTCAAGAAGCTCTTCGGCGAGCGCTGGCGGGACCAGCATGCCGGGAATCACGGCCGCCACAAGAACGGAACGCCGATGATCATCGACTTCGGCGAGCTGTCATTCCCCAAGGACGGGGAGTAGTCATGACCCTCGTTGTCTGCATCCTGCTGTGGATCAGCGGATTCGCATTGGGCACCACGCTCGCACTGCGGGTTCGCGTCAACGCGATGGCTGACAGTCCTGCGACTGAGAACCCGTGCAATCGCTGCGGGC